CTTACATAGGTCAAGGATTCCATCAATTGCGTCCTGGCCCCGTTCTACGAGACTATAGAGGGTCTCACGACCATACTTATAATCGTTCTCCATAGACTCAGAAGCTGTTGGGATTTTGACCACTTTGGTCTCTTTTTGAATCTCACCTGTGATATCTAAGATACCGTTCAGTTGATTATCTATTTTGTCTGTCATAATTATTAACTCGCATCGGTTACCTTGTCAGCTGCAAATGTAGACTTAGCACCATCATCATAAAAACTCACTGTCTCTGCAACCACGAATGTATCGGTTGGGTCAACAGAACCTACGAACTTCAGTTTAGATTTTGCACTTAGTGTTACTGCACTTGAGACTACTATCGATAGTTTATCACTAGCAATACTTACAACTGTAGGGTCGGTTGCATTTCCAGTCCCAAATACTTCATCTAATGCACTTATCTTACTATTTATTGCAGTAGTAAAGGCAATTGTGGTAGAACCACTCACTACACTATTAGTTCGTTCTTCAAACGCAGGTTCGTAATGTTTAACTTCTTTAACAAGACCCGATGCTTCTAACTGTGTCGTTGTAAACCCACCTAGTCCTGTGTTAATATAGTCTCTTTCAATAACCGATTTGATTATCTCACCAGTAAACACTGGCCCGAAGAAGTATATTTGCATTTGAAATTCTAAATTGTACTGGATTACTCTTCTTTCAGAGAAATCTCCCTCATAGGTATCGTCCATGGTTACACTATTCAATATTATAGGTACATCTCGGGTCTCAACCATAGAATCAATCATTTTCATTGTGACTGTGTATTCGGGTTGAAAGTAAGGAACGATCTGTTCTAGAATTTGTAGTGCATCATTAGCATTCTTTGCAAGAATACCTAGTGAAAAGGATATGTTGTAAGGGGCTGGTGCATATTGAAATCCCCTTTTACCTTTATCTGCAGATTCTAACTGACCTTTTTCGGTTTTTATTAATTTGTTTTGTTGTCTTGTTGCATCGTATTCAAACCCACTGATCTCAAAGGCAAGTCTCGGTAGACTGATTGCACTTCTGTTACCATCGGATAGGTTCTTTTCGTCATCTAACCTTGCTAACCACTTCTGTTTAGGGCCATAGGAAATTGGAACTAGACTCTTTGAAAGAACTGTTCCGTCTGCCTTTGTCTTTTGGATATAGATATTATTAAAGAGTGTGCCAAATATAGATACACTTCTCTTAATCGTTTCATGGTAAAAATGAGTACCGAACATTCTTATGGTTCTCCGAATGGATTAGTTTCACTAAAGTCTAAGTATGACCCATCCTTATCTTCGAAGTCTTTGTTCTGTGCGCCACCATCATTAGCAAATGTCATCACATCTACAATAGATGCAATCGTTCTAGTACATCCTGATATCGTTCCGACCAAAGAATCTCCAGCTTTGAGAGTTTTAGTGTTGTGTACTATATTTAGGGTTTCTGTAGAGAATGCCCATGCAGACACTTCACCGACTGTAACACCACCTAGTGTTAATGGTTCGTTGATTGCATATGCAAGAGAACCACTGTTCATGGTCATCTCGATTGAGTATGCTTGTTCGTTCTCAATAACATCGATAGAACCAATGTCTGTATCGAAGTCTTCTCCACTGTACTCGAACAGTTCACACTGCATCTTGAATACAAATAGTTTACCGACTTGATAGAATGGGTTCTCGTGTTCTACAAATTTGATTTCAAACATTGAACCCGACATAGGGAAGTAGATCAAATCTCCTTCGTTAGGTCGTAATGCTGTTGCAAGGTTTGAATCTAGGGAAATGAATCTCTCCCATGTTCTTAAAGATAATACGAAGGTTGCAGTGTCACGTACTTGGACACCAAACTTACTGAAAAGGTCGCCCTCTCCTTCGAATCCGTCTGTGTTCTCAATGTACATTTCAACTGCATATGCATCACCAAAAGTAGATTGTACATCTTCCCCAAGAATCTTGTCTTCTTCAACAAGGGCCCTCGGTAAGTAGTAACACTCATGTCCATAGAATCTAAGTGATTCAACAACTAAATCTTCGTAGAGATGTTGTTCAGTATTGACTGCATGGTTAAAAAATACATTAGTCGGCATTAGGTTATCCTATCATATCTAAAACAGGCATCTCAAAGTTATTTCGTGATTCCTCTTCCAATCTTAATATCTCTTCTTTTGCTTCGTCTTTCATTTGTTGTGCATCTAGTGTAACACCGCCGGGCAATGCAATACCACTAAATTTGGATAGGTTTTCACCCCACTGATACTTAACTAAATTAGTTGCATACTTCTTTAACCACATATCGTTAAAAACATCTGTCATGTCTGTTGGGTCGATCATCCTATAACACTCGATAATAATCCACTCACCAGCAGTAAGTTTAGTCGTAGTATAATCAATGTATAGTCTGTTAGAATGCATATTGTAACGTATTGGTATCTGTCCTACTAACATGTTGTTCATCATCTGAAGATGTGATTGCACTTGTGAGTAGTGTAGAATACTTGTTGATGTTAAATCCCACAAGTCATGCAGTCTAAGTTGATATTGAATATCAAACATATTTGATTGTGTTCCACTTGAGAATGGGAAAATTTGTATTACACTTAACACATGTTCGGGTAGTGTAAGGTAATTCTGACCTTCTCCGTAAGTCTGTCCACTTATTACTTGTCCACCAGTTGATGCAGCCGTATGAGATTCGTTTGTTTTAAACGAATCAATCTCTGCCTGAGTAAGTTGGTGTTTTAAGTAACACTTGATTGCACCTTCGTAATGAAACTCACGAAAGTATTGTAGTGCTTCATCCATTCTGTCATCAAACTGGTCATCGTCCACGTTGATTTCGAGAACAGGAGCCCCAAGTTTTCTTTCTATGTAGGACTTAAAGGTTGCTTTGCTGTTAGGTGATGCCATAATTGTATTCCAGTATTAATCGTCTAATACTATTTATACAGTTTATGAACCTATTCTTGGAAGTATGTTTTGGTTTGGAGTTTGTCTATCTTCTCGTCCATTCGGTCAAGTGTAGACATTAGCCTGCTGAAGTCTGCTTCGATTTGATCTCTAGTCACGTAATCCTTTGCAATTTCTTCTCGGGTCTTATTCATTAGTATATCCAACCGTTTTTGTTCGGATAAAACTGAACGCACTATAAATGCAATCGGCATAACAATTAGTGATACGATGATGTTCCAAAGAACTATTGGGTTGACTACAAATTCCATGTAGTTATTTAGTCTTATGAGTTCGTTATGGGGTTGCCATTTCCGTCAAGATCAAAAACAAATTCATCTCGATTGAAATTTTCTATGTTTCCCATGTTTCCCTCATTAACATAGTCCATGTTAATGTTGAATGATATAGAATATCTTTCTTTATCTGTAGGGTTTGGTTCGACCATGTGCATTGCACCACTAGGGAATAGAATCAACTCCCCTGCAGTACATTCAAATCCAAAATTACTAGGAGTCCTCGGTGAATGTGGCATATCTGCAACAACTTTAACATCTGTTTCTATCAGTTGTAACCTACCTTCGTCTCCGTCACCCTTGATATAAAACACTCCACTATACCAACACCCATTGTGTAGATGTGGCATATTCCATGCACCCTTGTCATTGATATTTGCCCAAGAGTTACCAATCGATACCCTTGCATTTTTTGTATCTAGTCCATGAAACGGTAACACTTCGTCATTAAACAATGCAAGAATTCTATTCATACACTTAGTGAATGCAGGACTTTTCTCAACCCCATCATGTGATTGCCAACCAGTGTACTGATTAGAGACTTGTCTTCCTTTCGGGTCTCGTCTCCTCATACTATCCATATCTTCAACAAGATGTGCCATATATGATTCAGTCAATCCTCTAGATTCATCTACACCTTCTTGTAAAAGGTTTCTATGAAAAAGGTATGTTGGGAATAATAGTCTAACTGCCATTTGTTTCGTCTCCGAAATTCAATTCTAATTGTATCTCACTTGGTGCTGGGTTCTCTGCAGAAACATGAAACGGACACTCGGGTGGTGGAGTATCTTCAGTGAAGAACTTCTGTTTTGGTTTCCACATTCCCCTCTTCTTATAAGGGCCAATTCTTTTAATAGTTTCTTTCTTTTTTGCAACATCTATTGCATTTGCTTCTGTCATTGATATATTTTCTTGAGTTGAATTTTCAACAGTAAGATTATTTATATACGATTCCATACTATTTGTTGTGTATGATGCAGCCCACTCTTCTCTCTTGAATGGTATAATCTGACATAAAGGTGTCCCCTTCTTAATTGTAAAGGAGTGACTAACTTTAGGGTAGAAAATGATTTGTGCATTGTCTAAGTTCACATTGAACTCATCTGTATCGATGATACCCTGCCATGTTGCAAAGTATTTATTTTGATGTAGAAAGGGGTCTAAGTAGAAACATGAATAACCTTTGGGGGTTTTAATGTTCCATGGATTCTTACATTTGAATGCATCTTTTATGGGTGCATTATCTCCAGCTCCGTAATAGGAGAATGCATCTAGAGTTTGAGTCGATGGGTGTGACTGTGACTCGTAGTTTTGTAACCACTGATCTCCCTCACCATCTTCTAAATGAAACCATGAAGACGTATCCCCTTCTTCAAAACTTGACACTCCACATTTAACGTGTAAGTCCCTATTTGCTAGTAGATACCAACCCATCTTTAACCAGTCGTCCATAGCTGGACATGATCTTATGGTCTGTTGGAATGTTCCATTGATTGATTCACCAACCTTTGCTTTTTTCCACCAGTCGGGAACCACATCCTTTGCCAAAACTGGTTTAAAGTTTTGTAAAGTTGTTGGATTATATGTTTGAAAGTCTATCGTTGGCATCGTAAAATTCCTTGTCGTTTTCTAGTAATCTGACCTCGTCTCCTCGGACTACTAGTGAACGTCTGTCTATATATCTTGCAGAAGGATTAGGTGCATCTGCACCGTGAGGTAGTCTTCCATCAAACATAATCAATCTATTAGGTTTGAATTCAACTTCTGCAATTTGGTGATTTTTAATATGTTCTTCTCTACCTTGTATACCCTGTTGCATTTTATCATAGATTCGTAATGTTCCACCCCAAGCTGGGTTCCAAAACGTATTTGGGTAATACAAAAATGAAAGATTCCATGCATCTTCTTGTTGACAATCTGAATGTGTTGTCCCTGCAAGACCTTGTGTCTGTGAATTTAATCCCATGTACTGAAATCGTTCCCACTTAAACCCAAACTCCATCTGAAGTCTTCGGTTTAGATATCTAGGGAAATACAAGTGTGATGTTGCAACATCCTTTTCAGGTGTTTCATTGTCCCTAAACCATGACGCACCCCAAAAACTATGGTGGGGTAATCCAGTAGGACTATTAGATGAAACTTGGTTGGTCTTAGACCAAATACTTGCTCTAACTATTGTATCATTAAAAAAATGGTGTAGTTCTGTAGATAACCAATCGTCAAGGACATAAATGTCCTTTAACGGTAGGTCTTGTATCTTAAATGGTTCATCAACATAGACTACTTTTGGAATATAGTCCATAAAAATTATCTCGGGTGATCAACGCCAAAGTCAAATTTCGGCAAGGATGCGATATAGTGACCAAAGTCTTCAAGTTGATCTTCTCTAGTGGCAATGATAGTATCTTGGATTTGATCTCCAACATTATAACATGCATCTCCAAATTCCATAACTCGTCTTGCATTGCTTCTGTGAGGATGGTTTGACCCCTCTCTTCCTGCAAACAACACTTCATTTAGGTCATCAAAACCGTATGATTGTGTACAATCTTTTAATGCTTGAGACACTTCTTCCGACATTTTCTGACAAAATTGGGTATTAAGAGTAACTCCCATTGGGGGTTCTGAATGTTCAATGTACTCTTCGATTGAATCTTTCTCAGAGTTCTCTAGTTCTACTCTGATTTGATTATCAAAATTTCCAAGACTGTCATCCCATTTAACAACTTTCATTTCAATGTCATCATAGACGATAACATCGTAGTCAAAACCTAGTTCAGGCTTATCAACGTTATCAAACTCGTATTCAAGTCCGTTTGGTTTTCTTATAAAGAGTTTCATCTCTTCGGTGTATACTAGTGCATTTCTCATAATGTATTTCCTCTTTTAATATTATAACCCACTACTTCGATTTCGAATAGAGGTTTTTACTACTGTAGTAGTCGTCTAGATTATTTATGTCGTTTGTATCCATACCTTTTATCCAAGGGCCACCTCGTGTGTAATGGATTCCACTGTAGTCCCACTTCTCTTCGGGGTCATCGTACCCTTCGACAAAGATGTACTTCTGTGGTATTGGTGATATGGCATCCGTCCACTCAAATTGGTGTAACTGTTTTCCTGTCCATGTATTAACAACTTCGGGTGTCAACTTCTTACAGTCTTCGTGTCCGTTGTTGAATACCATTAGACTTGACCACAATTTACATGGGTAGTCAATGTTTACTTCACCATCAAATTTAGTAGTGTCGTGTTCATAGTGTGGATATTGTATACACGCAACTGCATCATCGGGGTTTAGATAGAAGAATAGTGGTAGTATGTTCTTCTTGAATATGAAATCATTGTCTAAGAAGATACTAAAACCTTCATAGTTCTCTAGATATGGAATTAGGAAACGACTGTATGTAAACTCTGTACTTTGGTTTGCATACTCTCTATTATAGTCGGGAAGTTTGGAAATGTCAAGTAATTTTATTTCAGGGGTAAATCCACAATATGGCATGATGTCACCTTGAGGCAGAGCTCTTCTGACACCTTCTAGGATAGAATACTCACATATCTTATCTAAATCATCCATAGTGGAGTCATATCCGATATAGATATTGAGGGGTTTCCCCTTACTTAAATCATGTACTTTTTTACCATGTGCATAGACCTCAGACCTGAAATCTAGATCAATTAAAGCAGGTTGCCATTCGATTACACCATTGACACAGATTGCACTCATATGACCCTGAGACTCCTTCTCAGACACAGTAAGAGCAGTTCTCCAGTACTCTAAACATTCATCGAGGGTAAGTGAAGGTAAGTCCTCTAAGACCCCACAATTGTCCCATACGAGGAGTTCCATATCAGGGTTTTCCATCTCCTCAAAGACTGCAGAACGAACTGAGCCTGGATGGATAACAAGTTGCCAGAAGTCTTCTCCAGCTCGTTTAGATGTGAAACCTTGAATTGCAGACCTAAGTCCTTCTTTCTGAATTGACTGTATTAACCAATGTGCTTTTGTTGAATGATACACTACACTTGATAGGTATTCTTCGGGGTAAGTGTCTCCAATATCGGTAAGTGTTCTGATATCAATACATTCATCATTTACTTTGAATCCAAATCCCATATGATGAGGTTTATCGGGGTTTGGGGGTTCGGGACAAGGGTATCCTTGATGGATAAACTGGTTGTATGCGTGTGAATGACTTCCTGTTGCACCCCAACCAGTAAACTCTTTGTTACCTTTACGGTGTTTTAGTAAGTCTCCCCACTTAAATTTCTTAAGGGGTGGTAATTGTTGGAACATATAACTCCACATAGAATAGACTTCAGCGTCTTTCTCTGTGATGTTAAAGATATCGTTAATTTGACCTAAGTGAAAGTTGGGTAGATCACGCAACTCACTCATTGTTGCAGTAGATAAGTCTACTGAGAGTAAGTTGGTTTGTAGTTCCGCCAGTGTTGTAATTTTTTCCATAATATAAAACCTAAAAAGAGTGATTGCTCACTCTTATTTAGGGGGTTAACTAGTGACTGGTGTGCCTGGCCATGTTTGACTCAAGTTATTGTCCCATCTAATTACTGGTGTTCTACCTTGTCTAGCATAAGTCGAAGGTGATCTGTTCTGATATGTGAACGGTGTTTGACCTTGTCTAATGTAAGTACTAGGTTGTTGGTTTATGTAAGTAGTAGGTGTTTGACCTTGTCTTGCATAAGTTCCAGGCTGTCTGTTAGAATAGGTAAACGGAGTCTGACCTTGTCTAATGTAAGTTCCAGGCTGTCTATTAGAATACGTAAACGGAGTCTGACCTTGTCTTATATATGTTTGAGGTTGTGTACCTTGTCTTGCATAAGTGCCCGGCTGTCTGTTCTGATAAGTCGTAGGTGTCTGACCTTGTCTTATATAAGTGCTTGGAGCTCTGTTAGAATAGGTAAACGGTGTTTGACCCTGTGTTGCATAAGTAGTCGGTTGATTACCTTGTCTAGCATAAGTCGAAGGTGATCTG